CATCAGAGAAAAGGAAATTATTAAATGCAGATTTAAATGGAGCAATAAATATAATGAGAAAGATATATGATTTAACTGCAATAACAGGAATGAAGATATATAATCCAGTAAGAATAAATATATTCCATGAAGTTATAAAACCAGTGGATAATGCACAATAGTAGTGTAATTAAAGAGTATTTTAATACTTTTTAATACTTTTTCTTACTAGATATAATTTTGCTTAATTCTTCTAGTATAATTAATTCATAATGATAAAATATATATGATAATAATATATTTTTTAAAATATATTGAGGAATATTTTGTAAAGTAAGTAATATATCATCATCATATTTCATTAATAATATAATAATATCCTTATTATATGTATATAATCTATTTCACCATCTCTATATGCTTTAATTAAAGAAATTTGACTATTATTATTAGATCCACCTTTTAATATATATTTTTTTTTTATTTCAAAATATTTTTATTATAATTCATATATATATATGAATTATAAAAAAAAATATTTAAAATTAAAAAGTATATTTTTATATGGAGGATCTATAGAATGTGATAATTCTGACATTGGTCCCCTTGTTCCCATAGACCCTATAAAAGGTATGGAAAATATTGCTGGTATGGGTGTTAATTTATTTATTTATAACACATGTTTTTTTATATATCGTGAAAATAATATTAATGTTCTTCGTAGATTAATCGATAGCAAAGTTTTAAATGAAAATAATGTAAATATACCTTTAGGGAATCAAAATCCAGATTTTGGAAGAAGATCAAATGGTATATTGATATGGAGAAATTCTAAAAATAGTCCATTTTTATTAGTTTTAGATGCATTACTTTATTCAAATCATCCTGATTATACAATATTAGAAGATTTAATTAATATTAAAGCTGATATTTATACAGATATTCCTGGAACAATTAATACACCTTTATATCATGTAGCAAAAAATGGAAATAAATATCAAATTCTAATTTTTAAACTTTTACTAGCAAATGTTGATAGTTCAAATCAAATATTTTTAAAATCGTTATTAAAATCGTTATTATCTGATTCTACTATTAAAAAATTAGGTTATATAATAGTATTATTACTTGAAAAACAAATTAGTGTAATAAGTAAAGATTGTGGAGATTGTGGATATTGTGAAGATTGTGAAGATTGTGAAGATTGTGAAGATAATAAATTATTTGAAAAAATTAGTGATGTAATATTTGATAATTTACAAGAAACAGGATTAAAGATTTATGATAAAAGGGAAAAAGGTGAGCGTTATGATTATTATAAAGTAATAATAGATAAAATATTAACTAAAAGAGATACAACTAATGTTTATGACTTATTAGGAATTTTTATTAATTATTACAAACAATAAACTTTATTTTTTTTTCAAAAAATTATTATAATTTTAATAATAGCTAAAGTAGTAAAATTATAATAATGTTTTTCATATTTGGAATTAATTATTTTATTATTAAAATAATGGATAAGATTATATTAAACACTAATTAAAACTGGTTATACTAGATATATCCTAATTATAAACTATGATTAAAAATTTATATATAACGTATTTTATATCTAATTACTATGAACCTATTAAATTATTAATTTGTTATTAAATTAATAATATTATATTTATTTAAATTTCGTTATTAATTCTAAAAATTGAAAAATATTTAGATTATGATTATAAATAGTATATAATAAATGGACTATTACATGACAAATATTTTTTTATTAATTATTTTATATGAATATTGTTTAACTTCATATATATTAAAAATATTATTTTTATCATCATTTATGATTATAATTATTCGTATATATTATCAATATCAAGAAATTATTCAAATTAATAATAAAATTATTTTTGAATTTGGAAATTGTATTAATGAAATAATTAATGATATTGATAATATAATTATTATTCAAGAAATTAATGAAAATAATTTTAATAAATTATTAGATATACATAAATATTCATTAGATAATTTATTAGTTTTATCATTTATAAAAAATAAAAATTATTCAACATATATTAAAGATATAAAAGAAAAATTATTAGAAATAAAGATAAAATAATTTATTTAATCTTTTATTATATTATTAATAAAAAAATCATCATATAATAACCATGCTATCAAACCATGAGGTTTATTTGGTATTATTATTAAATCTTTTATGTCATTATCTTTGCAAAAAGATATAGTATCTTTTAATAAAATTTCATCTGAACCACAAAATATTTTAATATTTTTCATATTATCTTTTGTATAATATTTTTTAATTTTTATATCAAAATTATTATAGATATTAATTATATTTTGTGATAATATTATATCTTTATTTTTTTGAATATTATTTAAATAATTTAAATTCCACCCAATAAATGGTGATATTAAAATTATTTTTGTATCTATTAAGTTAAAATATTTGCTTAATCCAAGTGTTAAAGAACAACCAGCACTATGAGAATAAATTTTTTTAATTCCAATATTATTTAATAATTTAATTTTATTAACTAAATCTTTAATAATATCATCAAAACATACATTTTTTATTGTTTCTATTGTTAAGACTTGATAATTTGGAAATTTACTTTTTAAAGTATCAATAATAAATATATCAAAACAATCATTTCCAATAAATGCTCCACCATTTATTAATAAAATTGTATCTATATTTTGTAAATTATTATTTGTATTTTCAATTAGATATATACTTGGTAAAATCTCATTAAAATTATATTTACTATAATATTTGATCAAAATATATCTAATTATATTGGACGAGTGTTCTAAAAATTTATTTATATCATAATATTGTAATATTTTTTGTAATAAATATAATAAATTAAATAATATTAATCTTAATATCATTTTTATCATTTATATAATATTTATAAAATAATATTTAATATATAAACAAATAATTATTATATTCAAATAATGAATATAATAAAATATATTAAAAAATATAATAAATTATATAATAAAATTAAAAATATAAATATTAAAAATAAATATAAAAAATATTTTATGATCTTAGATATAAAAAAATATAATTTATTATATGATAAAATTAAAAATATTAATATTAAAGAAAAATATAAACTTTCTAATATCATAATATTAGATATAGAAACAACAGGATTATTTAATAATGATTATATTATTCAGATTGCTTATAATATATATAATAAAAATTTAGATTGTATTGCTAAAAAAAATTTTATCATTAATGAAAATGTTAATAAAACTGATTTTTATAATTTATTTTCATTATCTCTTATTAAAAAAAAAGGTTTAGATGTTAATTATGTTTTTAATATACTCAAATATGATATTAATAATTGTAAATATATTATTGGTCATAATATATCATTTGATCTTAGATTTATAGATAGATATTTTAAAAAGTTAGATATTATATGTAATTTATCTAAAAGTATATGTACAATGAATTTATCAAAAAATTATCTCCAATTAAAAAATATTAAAGGTTCTATAAAAAATCCTAAATTAATAGAATTATATAATTATTTTTATACCGAAGAACAAAATATTGGAACATTACATGACGCAAGTTGTGATATTGAAATAACTTATTTATGTTTTGTTAAATTAATTAAACATAATCTAATAAAAGAATGTAAATATGATAATAATATTATTTTATGGTATTAAATATTCTATTTTATAGTATTAAATATTCTATTTTATGGTATAATAATATTATTTTATGGTATTAAATAATATTATTATTTTATGGTATTAAATATTCTATTATTTTATCAAATATTAAATCATTGCATATAATATCATTAATTTTATTTTTTTTATTAGATTTTTTTAATAAAGATCGTGTCATTTTTAATGAAAATTCAGATAAATATAAACAATTTGTAGTTTTAATATATTTATCTATAAATTCATTAATTACATAATCTGTTTTATATGTTAATATTTTTTTATATATTATAAATAATGATTCTAGAGTTATTAGATTTAAAATTCGTTTATCTAAATTTATTATATCAATTAATCCTTGTAATAAAGATATATTAACTTTTAAATTAATTGATTCAATATTATCAGATATTTTTTGAAAGATTATATTTCCAAAACTTAAAAAATATTCTTCATTATTTTCTAATAATGAAGAATATCTTAAACCATATTTTATAACCCAATATATTAATATAATATAATCTAAACTATTATATATTTTAAAATTTAATAATAAAGTATTTAAATCTCTATTTAATAATATTATTATTTTTTCTTTAAAATATAATATTCTTTTATTATCATCATGATTATATTTAATAATATAATCTTCAAAAGATTCATCATCTAATAAAGAATCTATTATTAACCCCATATATGATGAATTTATATCAGGAATTTCTGTATTAATTATATCATAATGTAAATGTGATATACTTAATGCTATTTTAAAATCAAATAAAATATTATAATCATAATTAAAATCAGTATAATAGCAAGATTCTTTATAACATGATATTAAATTTTTAACAAATAAATCACCAAATCTATTATTTTTATTATATGAATAATCAATATCAATAATATATTTTTCGTTATGCAAAATAATATTAATTGATATATATATTAAACTTGTTCTTGAATATATACATAAATTTGATTTATTTCGCAATAATTCATAACAATAATTTTGATTTTTATCTTTATCAATATTTTCATTTATCATATCTATAAATATATTATCTATATCTTCTAGATTATCCAATCCTGTTTTTACTCTATAAAAAAATGTTTCCATTATTAATAAAATATTATTTTATCAATATATATTAATAAATAATTTCAATTTTTATTTAATGCGATTATATTAAGATAAATTAAAATAATATAAAATCTATTTAATTTTTTATTATTTTATCAACACTTTCTAATGCTCCTTCAGTCCATCCTTGATTTGTACTAATTGCTTCTCCAACTATAAATATATTTTTTTCAGGTTTCTGGGCTTGTTTAATAAATTTTGTTCTACTATTATATTCATTATTTAATGGTTCATAATAATGTGTTCCTATTTTCCAATAATAAGTTTTAACATCATCTATTTTAAGATTTTCAGTAATATTCAAAGATTTTTTAATTAAATCAATTAATTGTAAATAATTTTTATTATTTTCTAATAATTTTTTAATTTTATTTGCTCCTTTATTATCTGAGTATGCTATCATATAAACGCCATTATTTATTGGAATAATTTTATATAGTTCTGTATTTACAATTGTTGTTTTATTAACATATTTTTTCATTATTTCTAAATATTCATTTGAAAATTTAGCATAAATTCTAATAAACGGTTGTCCATGTATTTCTTTATATATTGGATATTTTTTTAATAATTTTTGAACTGTACTTATATCTGTTGCTATATATAATTTATTACTTTGATATATTATATTTTTATCAGTTTTAATATTTATTATATCATTATTATTTTTAATATTATAGACATTACTATTTAATTTTATATTTTTTGTATTTATATATTCTTCTAATTTATTTAGTAATACATTCCAATCTATTGACATTCCTTCCCATCCACTAGTATTATCTTCCATACCATAATTATATAATGTTTCATAAACATCTTCATTTTCATAGTCTGTTAAACCAACAGATTGGATAAATTTTTTATATTCAATATTATTTAATTTAGATAATGCAAAATCTTTAAAAGTTGTTATTTGTTTATCTTTTTTATATTCTTTTTTAAGAAATTTTATAGTTTTTATTATATCTACATGATTTTTAAATTTAGAAGAATATTGTATTTGTATTATAAATTTATTATATGAAATATTTAATTCATTTAATAATTTTTTTAAACGAATATCTTTATTAAAACGTCCAATACCTGCTCCAATTAATACATTTGTATCATGAAATTTTTCAATACCCATTCTACCACCAATTTTATTATTAGATTCCAATATTAATATAGTTTCATTTGGATATTTTTTTTTAATTTTATATGCTGTATATAATCCAGATATTCCTGCACCTATAATAATATTATTATATATCATATAATAATGTAAAAGAATATTTATTTTATATAGTTATCATAAAAAATTTAATTAATTTAAAAAATTGAATATATAATTATTTATATTATAATATAAATAATTAATTTATCTAAAATAATGCCATATAAAAAAGAATTTATATACATAAAATGTTGGACTAGTGGTTTGGGTGGTTGTGATTATTATTGTCCACCTAATTGTGGAACAAAAAGATGTCGTGTTAAAGGTTGTACATTTACAAAATGTATAATTGATGCATTACCTCATTATTGTAATTTTTGTAATAATAAAGATTCTAGACATTTTTCAAAAAATTGTCCTTATAAGAAATTAAATAATAAATTAAATCTATTAATAAAAATATTTTTATTTTTATTAATAACTATGATTTTTTTATATTATATTATGAAATAATAATTAATATTTTTAATTTATTAAAGTATTTAAACAATATATACTTTAAAGTGAAATTTATCTAAATTTAGATAAATTTCAAAATATAGTTATCCAAAATAAAATATTATCTTATCTTATAGTAATGACAGATAAAAAATATATAAAGTTAAAAAATAAATATTTAAAATTAAAAAAGTATTTTTTTCAAAATGGAGGACAAATAGATTTAAAATCTATTAAAAAAATTAATTTATTTACTGATCCAGACATGGAACAATTTTTAAATCCTATTTATGGTTTAATTATGAATAAAACTTGCTATTTTGAAAATATTTTTACTCTTGGTTCTGAAATAGAAAATATAGATTCTGAAAATAGTATAATAGAAGAATATAAAATAATTAAATCTATAGTATCTTTTGTTAACAATGAACATAAGCCAAGTAATGTAATATTAAGACAACTTACACCAATAAAAATTGGTAAATATATTGCATTATTATATCATTATAAAAATAATCCTGTTAATGATGTTAATGTAATTTTTAATAATACAATTGCAGATATGGATATTCGTGATATTTTTAATGGTGTTAGAAGTAGGATTAAAATTAATAAACAAATAAAATTAGGAGAAACAAATCAAAATATATTTCATTTATTATTATACTGTTTATGGCGAATTTCTGATAGTATTGAGAATATAAAAGAATATTATAATGGTATAAATGATACATTTAGTACACTTAATAGAATAAATTGTGAATGCGAAAATTTGTATACATTGATAGAATTTGATGAAGATACATTTATTGAGTATAGTCCAGAAGAAATAATTCCTATTGAAGAAAATACTAATTTTAATAGAGCTGTATTTAATATTTTATCAATTAATAATTTTGAACAAATTAATTATAGTCGATTAGAAAATCCTAATGATAATGATAATGATAATGATAAAACTTTTTCAGATTGTGTAGAAACAGGATTACGTAATTTTATAAATATTTTAATTTTTAATGGCAAAAGTTTAGATTTAGAAAAATTACGTCAATTAGGTGCAATATCTGAACTTGTAATATATTATCAAAAATATTCAAATTTTAAATTATTATTTACTAATAATGCAAGAAAAGAATGGATAATTCTATTAGGAGGAACTTCTATTAAAAATAATATTAATTTTCGTAATAGAGTTGAAGAGGGAATACATTTTAATATTATATCATCAATTGCAAATTTTAAACAAATACTTATAAATCTATTTGCTCCAGAAATTGTCGATGAAAGTATTAATATTTTTCAAATATTACAAGAGAGAAGTGGTAGTTTAATTGAAAATATAGAAGTAAAAAAAAATGATGATTCTGATGAAGATGATGAAAATGATTCTGAAGATAGAAAAGATATATTTATAAAAAATATTAATTTAGAAGTACAAAAATTTAGTATAATAAAAGGACATTTATTATTTAAATATATTCAATCTAAATCTATATATGAAAATTATGTATCTTTTTATGTTGGTCAGAATATAATACATAAAAGTATTATTGAAATTTTATTTCATAATAATGAAGGAACATATAATGAATCAATACTTGAAAATAATAAATATTTACATAATAAAATACAATTTAAAAATATAACTAAAATAATTAATTTTAAAAATGATGAAGAAAAATATAATGAATTTAAATTAAATATGTTAATTATTGGATTAAAATATTCAGAATTTTTAGATGATGATGATGTACAATATATTGAAATTCCACAAATTTATGCTAATTATCTAATTAGTAAAAATTTTTTTAAAGATGAATTTAATAAATATTTAATTATTATATTAGATAATCTCGATTTTATATTATTAATTACAGATTTATATATGATACCTAGATTAAAAGCAAATCAAACTACTGAACATCTATATTTTACTGATAATATAGTTTTAGAGTTAGAAACTATTGGTAATAATTTTTTAATTGGTAGTAGTCATTTAAAAACAATTGATTTATTACCATTCCAAAATGTAAAGACTATTGGTAATAATTTTTTATATAATTGTAATAGCTTAGAAACAATAAATTTATCATCATTAAGAAATGTAGAAACTATTGGTAGTAGTTTTTTATTTGGTTGTAATAGTTTAGAAACAATAGATTTATTATCATTAAGAAATATTAAAACTATTTCTAATAATTTTTTATTTAATTGTAGTAGTTTAAAAATTATCGATTTATCACCATTAATAAATGTAGAAACTATTGGTGATGATTTTTTATTTGGTTGTAATAGTTTAGAAACAATTGATTTATCACCATTACAAAATGTAAAAACTATTGGTGATGATTTTTTAAAGTATTGTACAAGTTTAAAAATAATATCTTTACCAATATTGATAAGAACGATTGGTAATAGTTTTTTATATAATTGTCGTAGTTTAGAAGATATAGATTTATTATCATTAAGAAATGTAGAAACAATTGGTAAACATTTTTTATCTGGATGTAGTAAATTAAAAAATATATATAATATATTATCATTAATAAATTTAACAAATATTGGTGATTATTTTTTATCTGGTTGCAATAATTTAACAATAGATTTATCACAATTAGAAACTCTAAAAGAACAATTTAAAAGTAATGGTCATAATTTTTTATCATTAGTTAATTTAATTAATAATTTAAGATTAAGGCGTATATTAAATTTATAAAATACTATTATTATATTATTATAATAATATTTAATTATCAATATTAAAATTAATACATGAACGTTCTAAATTATCAAAAATATCTAAATTTAATTTACTAATTGTTCTTATATCTATATCTTTAAAATTTTTAATATTTCTATAAGAATAGAATTTATTTAATATACTAAAAATACTTAAACAATGTGATGCACCTAAATATACAATTATATATTTTGAACTAGAATATTCAATCCATGATATAGTATATAATTCTAATAATGATGAATATAATAATTCCCATATATTTAATATATTTTCTTCTGATATAATATTAAATTCAGGATCAATTGACCATGGATAATTTAGATATATTTTATCATTAGAACTACCATTATTTTTTTTTAATATTTCTATTAAATTATTTTTAATAATAGATTCTTTTATATTTATATAATGATTTTTTAATTTTAAAAAATGTTCATTAAATTTTTCTGATTTATTACATACATTATATAAATGTTCTTTAATACTATTTATTTTTTCATCTTTATCTAATGATAAATTAAATAATATATCTAAATTTTTAAATATATTTATAGATTCATGTTCAGTATTATCAAAAGTTATTCTAATATCAATTGGGATAATATTATCATTTTTCATATGTTTATTATAAAATTTTAAATATTTTATTAAATGTTTTGTTTTTGGAAATATTGGTATATATTCTGTCTCATTTATTAATTCTTCAAATAAAAATAAATTTGTATTATCTTCATTAAATTTATTAAATAATGAATCAATATTTTCAGCTGGTATTGGACAATATTTTGATGGATTATGATTATCTAAAAAAAAAATAATATATCTATATCTTGGATCATCTTTTAATATAATATAGTCTATAGCACCCTCGTAATTTACCATATATATATATATTAGATTTAAAATATCTATATATAGGTATATTAGATTTAAAATATCTATATATAGGTATATTAGATTTAAAATATCTATATATATATTAAAAAAATATTTATTTTTATAGATTAATTTATAACTATAATATTTTTATAATAATTAAAATTAGTTTAATTATTACAACTATTAAATATAAATTATTAATAATATTTTAAATTCTTTTTTTTGGGTATATAGTAATACATCCAAAAATATGTTTTGTGCTAAAAATTAAATATATAAATTAAAAAAATTGAATTTATTTATATATATATATCTATATATCTATAATATATAAATATAAAATGTCAGAACTTGGATTGTTAATAAATAAAAAAAATGATATTGAATTTTTATTAAAAAAAAAACATACATATCAAGATAAAATAGATAAATTATATTCTGAAATATTAGAATATAATTCATTTATAAAAGAAATTGATATAGTTGTTATGAATATTTGTGAACATAATTGGGAATTTTCTTACAATTGTGGTGAACGAATTAAAATTTGTAATAAATGTAAATTAGAAAAATAATTTTAAATATTATCTGCATAATTATTATCAAAATAATATAAATCATTCTCATAAAGACTTTCTTGATTAAAATCTTCTTGTTTTGAAGTTTCTTGTTTTGAAGTTTCTACATTTAAATTAGATGGAGTATTATTAATTTTATTACAACATTCTGTAGAACAATATTGACTACTACTTTTATTTATATTTTTATTAAGAAAATTATTTTCATATTTATTAAGATCAATTGTAAATATTTCTGATAATAAACCATTATTTAATGTATATCTATAATGCACATGTGGTGATAAATATTTTGTAAAAAATGAATTATGAACAGTATATGGTCCAGGTTTTCTAAAAAATAATGTAGCATTACCAGAAATATCTGCAATTGTTATACCAGAATTTGTAAATTTTCCATATGCTTTTTTAACATCACGATAATTATCTTGATCATTTTTTAATTGTTCTGCTGCCCAATATAAAACTTTTGCTTTTGGATTTACTAAAATATTAACACTATAATTTACATCATCAGGTTGAGTTTCATTTTTAAAAAATGAATTTGGTAAAAATGTTTTATCTAAAAATGTAAGATAATAATTTTTTTTAAAAATTAAAAAAAATGCAGAAAGTCCTATAAATATATAAATTATTTTTTGTAAAAATAATATATTTATATAACTAATTAAATTTACATTAAATGCTCCATAATACCCCCATAAAAAACCTCCTAATATTAATAATAATTTTGCTACAGTTTCTAAATCTAACATATATTTATATGTTAGATTTTTTTTTTAAAATAATTTTTTTATTAAATTATTTAAAGATTATATAATATAATATATTATAATATAATTTAAATTTATCAAAAATAAAAATTTTTATTTTTGGTAAGTTTCCCGAGTGGTCAAAGGGGCGAGACTTAAGATCTCGTGCATTAGCTTCGTGGGTTCGACCCCCACACTTACCATAATTTTTAAATTATATTATATTATATAATATAATTTAAATTATATTATATTATATAATATAATTTAAATTTATCAAAAATAAAAATTTTTATTTTTGGTAAGTTTCCCGAGTGGTCAAAGGGGCGAGACTTAAGATCTCGTGCATTAGCTTCGTGGGTTCGACCCCCACACTTACCATAATTTTTAAATTATATATTATAATATAATTTAAATTTATAGTGGCATTAGAAATGTGATTAATAATATATAGATGTATATTTTAAATGCCAATTTTTTAATATTGGAGCTTGGGAATTAATAAAAATAAAACATAATTAATCTAATAATTTTTTTTTGAATAAACTAAATTAAATAATTTATAAAATTAAATAGAATTAACAAACATAATAAAATTATAGCATTTTGTTATGTTTGTTAATTCTATTTAATTTTATTATTATTTTTTATGGTAAATTATAATATTAAATCCTTAATTCCTGAGCTCCATTATATGTTTTCTTAATTTTTACTATTTTTTATAAGAATATTTATTTTATGAAAATAGTGTAAACATGGTTTTTAATTTTTATTTATTAAATTTTATTTTAATTTTTTATACATATTTTTAGTTTTTAATTTAATATTTTATTATTTGTTAATATATATAATAATCAATCGAGCTCGAGAATTAAGGATTTAAGATTATAATTGACCATAAAAAATAATAATAAAATTTTGTTATTTAGATTTACAAAATGCTATTATTTTATTATATTTATTAGTTCTATTTAATTTATTCAAAAAAAAATTATTATAAAATTTTAATTTTAATCTAAAATATATATTTTATAAATTATTAGATTAATTATGTTATATATTTCTTAATTCCCGAGCTCAAATATTATTTATATTTTAATATTTGATGATATTTTATATAAAATATATTATTATCAAAATTAATAAATAGATATAATTATAGATAGTATTATTGTCAATTATTTATAAATTATATATAAAATTTATAAATTATATATAAATATATAATTATCAATTAATTCAATTTTTAATAAATAAATTATTTTTAATAAATTATTTAAACTATTTTAGATATAAAAAAATTGATTTTTTTATATTTTGTAAAAATACATTTAAAAATATAGTTATTATATATATCAATGTCATTAAAAGAACAAAAATCAGTTGTTATTGAAAGTGAAATAATTCAAGAAGAATTAACTAGTAATAAAGAACCATTACCAGATAATACTCAAGAAAATGTTGCTGAAAATAAATCTTTATATAATTCATATGAAGAAGTAATTAAAGTAATTAGAGAATTACAATCTGAAATTACATCAAAATTTAAACAAATTAATGTTTTACAAAAAGAAGCAGATAAATTTCATTCTAAAACAGTAAAAGAAGCTAAGAAAAAAAATAAACGTTCAAATAGTTTTGATGCTAATAGAAAACCATCTGGATTTGAAGCACCAGTTCAAATACCAGAAAAATTTTATGAATTTATTAGATATGGTTTAGATAATAACAAATTTACTGAAGAAAAAACAAAAGATTTAAATGATAAAGATTTAACTCTACAAAGTAATATTCCAAGATCATTAGTTACAAAAATAGCATATGATTACATTAAAAATTTAGATTTATATTCAGATAATAAAGAAGATAAAAGAAAAATTCTTCCAGATGAACATATTAAACGATTATTTGATATTAAAGAAGATGAAACTATTGAATTTTCAAATTTCCAAACATATGTTTCTCGATTATTTCCAAAAAAACAAAAAATTGATTCAGATCTAGAAAATGATAATGATGTAGGAGTTAAATTAGAACAAGTTTCAGAAAATATTACAGATCAAATTTCTGAAATAACTACAGATAGTATAAAAGTAAAACAAAAAAGTAAATCAAAAGTAGCATCATCTTCAATTTAATTGATAAATACTCATTCTTAAAGAATTATCATTTATTTGATCATATTTGGGAATTTTAAGATTAAAAAAATTTTTTAATAGATATAATATTAAATTAACAATTATTTTATGATTATTATAATTTTTAATAAAATATATTGTATTAATAAAAAAAAGATATTTGATGATATAATATGATATTACATTTGTATATTGGATAAAATTATTATTATTTTTAAAATAAGATATATCAGATATATTATAATATTGAAATATTTTATTTATTTGATATAAAGTGAATCTTTCTTCATTCATATATAGATCCCAGAAGATATCATCAAAATTTAAATTTTCTTTATCTACTATATATTTTGATATATATATAGTATGTAAATATATTGCTAATATTTCAGTATATGCTTCATTAACTAATATTGAATTAGATTTATTATCCATTTTAATATGAGCACATTTAGAATCTAATATATGTGAATATTTATTAACATCTAATTTAAGATAATGAATTAATTCATGAATAAGAACTTTAAATAATTCTTCTTTTCTAAATATTTGAATCCAATTATGAGCCCATGAAACGCCAGAATTTACATTAATACTATTTAATGGACAATAATCATAAATTTTTGTACATATTGAAGGTAATATTTTCTTAATATCTGATAAAAATAAATAGATATCCATATTTATATTTATTTTATTAGCAATAGTTATTAACCATTTTATTATTAAAATAATATGATTAATATAATCACTATTAATTATTTCATTATTAATAATATGTACTTTAATATTATTCCATGTTAATAAATAATAATATGAACATTTTTCTATCCATTGAATTATTTGTAATGGCATAAAAGAATTTTCATATATAACTTTTAATATTTTAACCATATTTTTGTCATCTATTGAATATAATTCAGAACAATTAATTATATTATCTATAGATTTTTGTATAGATGATATTTTATTTTCTAATAAATTTATATCATTTATCTTAAAGTGATTAATTAATAGAGGTATACAAGAATTATCATTTAATAATGGCTTATATGATACTTTATGATCAATATTAATATTAGTTAACATATTGATAAAATCTTGATGTATATATTTTTTAATTTTATATAATGAATTAATATTAATATTATTAATATTATTTAATAAAGTATTTGTCTCAGATATAAAATATTCTGTATACATTATAATAATATAATATTATTAAACATATAATATTTATATTATAATTATATTTATATTATTATATAAATATAATTATATTTATATAATTATTACTTATAATAAACCTTAGGAGTTAAAAAAAATAGAACATAATTAATCTAATAATTTATAAAATATATATTTTAGATTAAACTAAATTTAATAATTTATAAAATTAAATTATTAAATATAATAGTAGATATTACTTACACATGTCTTAATTAATATAGTAATTTTATATAATGAATTAAGTATTTGTTTTAGATATAAAATATTCTGTATACATTATAATAATATAATTAAAATAAAAATATTTTTAATATAAATATTAAAAATAATAATCTATATAATAATTATATGTTTAATAATATTTATATTTATATTATTATTATTATGATTTTAATATCTATATTTTTGAATAATTTATATTTTTCAAAAAAAAAAATAGAAAAATTTACTATTTCAAGTCCAGAAAAATCATTATTACAGATTGATAATATTTTTTTTAAAAAAATATATTTAAGTGAAAATAATTTAACTGCAATTGATAATATGAATAATTATTATTTTGCAAATGATAATTTATCAACATTTCCAAATTGGAAAAAAATTGACGGACCAAGAAATATTACATTAACTAAATTATTATTTTATAATAATGTATTTTGGGCTATTAGTACTGAATATCCAAGTGAATGTTTATATTATAAATTAAAAGATAGTGATTGGAAAAGAACACCAGATGGAGTAAGAGATATTACTATTAGTAATAATACATTATTAGCAGTAAATGAATATGGAAATGGTTTGTTTTATACTCCAATTCAAAATGCTTCAAATAATAAAATAGAATTAGATTGGAAAGGTATAGGTACTCCGACAAACTTGAAAAATATTAGTTATTCTACTGGTAAACTATATGGAATAGCTACAAATAATAAAATATTTTATAATCCTAATTTTTTAACAAATAATTTTATAGAAATTGTAACACTACCTAATAATAATTCAATATTACAAGTTGAAATAGATGGAAATAATAATATTGTTATTATTTTAGATATAGATGGAAATTTATTTTATAATACAAATTTAACAAAACCTAGATGGATAGAAATAACAAATTTAAATAAAATTAAATTTGTAAGTATATCATTTTCAAATTATAAAATATATGGAGTAAATGATATAGGAAAAATATATTATAACAGTAATTATAGTGATACTAATAATAATAATTGGAAATTAATGGATCAAAATCCTAATTTTAAAAATTATATATATTTAGGAGCTTTTAAAGAAAATGAAAATAATAGAGCAATGACAAATTATATTACTAAAGTTTCTTCTTTACAACAAGCAAAAGATTTAGCTATTAGATATAATGCAAATATATTTTCATTACAAAATAATGGTGACTTATATTTTACTGATAATTTGAATAATGGTATAAAATATGGAGATACTATTTCTAATAAAATATTAGGAGATATATTAATAAATCAATTTTATATAATTGATTCGATGAAACCAACACATAGTTATAAATATTATGGAAAATGTAAACTAACAGATATTAGTAAAAATGGCAAATATATTCAAACAGTTAATAATTTACAAGCTGCAAAAAGTTTAGCAACTGAAAATAATATGTATATTTTTGGTCTAGAAGATAATGGTAATTTATATTATGGATTTACACTTGACGATTTTAATATCAATCTTAATAATTGTATTTCTGGATATACATTTGATGGAAATATGACATGTGATTTAAATAAAACAATATTAAAAACTCCATATACTGCTACATCAATTGTTGAATCAGTAACATTACCTATTGACATACCAAAAATAGTACCCAATTTTTTTTCAATGCAAGTTAATGTATCCGGATCAAATTATATAATTTTAAATATAAATCCATCTGGTCCTCCAACAAATTGGGTATTAAATCAATATAATCCAAATGTATATATAATTCAACTTACAAAATCAACTAAAAATCTTACAGCTGGAACAAATTATTATGCAAGATATAAAGATACGCAACTAATTCAATTAATAACTAGTTCTTCTAATACATCACCTTTATTAGATATGACAGGTGTTTCAGGTGATATATTATATGATTTATCAGAATCTTCTGTAAAAATTACTCCAACCCCAATTGTAAAATTAAAATGTTTAAATAATGATGAATTAGTAAATAATATATGTTATGAAAAATGTCCAATCAATACAGTAAGAAATAATCTAATATCATCTAAATGTGATGGTATAAATGGTATTACTTATATATCTGAATTATATTGTGAAAATAATTTAGGGTGTAAAGGAATCGTACAAATTTATATATCCGATATATATTCAACACCAGTATCAGTACCAGTTCCAGCTCCAGTTCCAGTTCCAGTTCCAGTTCCAGCTCCAGTTCCAGCTCCTGTACCAGTTCCTGTACCAGCTCCTGTACCTGTTTCAGCACCAGCTCCTGTACCTGTTTCAGCACCTGTACCAGCTCCTGTACCAGCTCCTGTACCTGTTTCAGCACCTGTACCATCTCCTGTACCATCTCCTGTACCAGTAACAGTTCCAACACCAACACCAACAAATATAAGCATATCTATTCCTTCAAAAATTTGTCCAGAAAATAATAATATATTAACTAAATTTAATAATCAACGATATAATAATAATTATCTATATATGGGTTGTTATAATGATGATCCTGATAGTAAAAATAAAACAATTCCTCAGTATATTGGTAAAGTTTCATCAATTATTGAAGCTATTCAAATTGCAAATAAATATGGAACAATTGTTTTTGGAATTCAAAATGGTGGTGATATGTATATAGGGACAAATTTAGATAATGCATTAAAATATGGTGTTAATAAAAATTGTAATAATCCATTAGGATGTCCAAAAATTAATCAAGTATATTATATTGAAGAAATATTAGAAGTTTTAGAACATCCTACAAAATATAATTATTCTCATATAGGTTCATTTAATGATATGATGAAAAGAGCAATTCCAACAAAAATAACACGAGTCTATTCTATAGATGAAGCTAAAAATATTGCAAATAAATATGGAGCTCCAATTTTTGGCTTACAAAATGGAGATTTATATATTGGAACAAATATTAGTGAAGCTATACAATATGGTCAAAATAAATGTAATAAAAAATTAGGCTGTTTTTGGATTAATCAAATATATATTGCAAATGATATAGATTCTAATTTAAATAAATTATATTTATTACCAGAATCATATAATTATACATATTCGTATATCGGTGCTTTTAAAGATAATAAAGAAAACAGAGCAATACCACAATTTATCCAAGTAGTTTCATCTGTTGAAGATGCAATAAAAATAGCAAATAACTATGGTGCTAATATATTTGGAATACAAAATGGAGATTTATATATAGGAAATAATATTGGAAATGCAATTAAATATGGTTTAGTAAATAATACAAAAATTTTAGGCGAAGATCTTATTAATCAAATATATATTGTTAATTAAATTTTTTAATTAATAATTTATTTAAAATTTTAAATAAATTGTTAATTAAAAAATTTAATTAATTTTTTATAAAAAATTTCATCTTTATGTAATTTTAAATAAATTATTAATTTACCTCTTTTTTTCTCATTATTATCTAAATATGGTAATCCTTTATTTATATATGTTATTATAATATTATCACCATTAAATTTATATTCTATAAGAGGGTTGGATGATTTTATTATAATATTTTCATTCCCTAAATATTTAAATTTTTTTTCAAATCCTCTAAAAATTTCATTTAATGTTATAGGTAAATTTAATAATATATCATAATCATTCACTCTTTCTAAATATTTATTTTTTCTACATCTTATTTTTATTATTATATCTCCTCTATTTAATAATCCATTTTTATCTATATAATCATCTCCTTCTTTTTCCAATATAATTTTATCATCAGATAATGGTATTAAAAATTGTTTTGTATCAATTTGAATTTGTTTATTTTTATAACGTTGTCTATCAATCGAAATTTCTTTAATTTTATCTAAATATATTTCATTTAAATCTGTTATAATATTTAATTCAATTAAATTATCATTATTTATTGATGATTTTATTGATGTTTCTAATGACATATTTTTATCTAATATATCATATGTTTTAGGATTAATAGTATTAGATATAAATATAGATGTAATATCTTCATCAATAATATCATCAGGTTCTAAAAGAATTTTAGAAATATATTTATTTAAATTTTTATAGATGTATTTTTTTATTAAAGTATTATCATTTGATTTTAATATTTTTTCATATTCTTCATCTTGAGATATAAAATTATATATATTTTCTTTAAAATTTATATTATATAAATTTTTAATTATGTCAAAAATAGTATTTTTTTTTTTAGGATTCATATTATCATATTTTTCTCTCTGTTCTGGATCTGATAATATTTGATATGCCATTGAAATAGATTGAAACTTTTCTTTATCACCCTTTTTATCAGGATGATATTTTCTAGCTAGAGTTTTATATGCAATTTTAATATCATCATATGATGCATCATTATTAATTTCTAAAATAGAATAAAGATTCATTTAAATTTATATATTATATATAAATTTAAATATATTTTAAAGATTATATTTTATTTTTTATCAAAATATTTTAGTTATTAACTATTATGTTGGTTTATTGGCTTTTAAAGATCTATATTGTATTGGTGTTTTATTAATTCTATCGCAACTTAATATTTTATTTAATAAATCCATATCTAATCCTGCATTAATATAAATCTGTTTTAATTGTTCATCAGTATCAATTATATGTTGAAGATTTCTTAATGAATAATAATCAATTCTAAAAATATTCATAAAACAAAATGCCTTAAAATCATTAAGTTTATTATGAAAATCATCTTTATCTGGATAAAAACGTTTTATACATAGTAAAATACTAATTTCAACTTGTATATCTTTATCTATAAAAAATTGAGTTATCATATTTGTCCTTATTTGATTTAGTGTTCTTTTTTTAAAAACATTTTCTAAAAAATCATAATCTATAGTTGGAAGATTAATTTCTTGGGAATCTGAACTTTTGATATCTTGAATTAGATTAATTGTTTGTCTATTTAAATTAAATTTATAAATACAAAAATAAAGAATCATACATAAAATAATTGATAAAGATATAGATGTTGTAGTATAACTATCAGATGAACCACCTTCTTTATTATTATTTATTAGATTATCTTTTATTTTTTTTAATATCGTTTTTTCATAATGAATATTTCTTATCTGACATAAAATAAAATTTTTAAATATTGTTAAAAATTCATTTATTGGAGAATTTATATCAAATAATATTTGAATATTAGTTATATTGGAATTTTTTAATATTTGTATAATCTTTATTATATATTCTTTTTTATTATCTGGTAAAATCATATAATGGGAAAATATACATATATAATATAATAATTTTGAATCAATTTTTATTAATTTTTCAGTACCACCATTTTGTTTTAATTTATCTAATTCATCTAATTTATCTAATTCTTTCATTAAATCTTCATCGTCTGATTCATATTCATTATTAACTTCTCCTAATAAATTAAATTCTTCCATCAACTCATCAGAATAATTATTTTCTAAAATTGAACTAGTTATTTGTAATATTTGTCTATTAATATTATTATTTGGTATATTTTCATCTAAATTATCTAAATTATTTAATTTATTAATTTCTTCAGTAATTAAATTAGCTTGAGCTATTTGTTTACTAATTATTTCATCAAATTCATCATTATATTCATTAATTTGTTCATTATTTTCTAATGTAAGACTATTACCAGGGAATAATCTTTGATATAAAATATTTATTATGTTTTGAATACTATTAAAAAGATTATTCATACCTGCTTTTTGTATATTTATTTTATAATCTAAATATTTATTTTTAGAATTTAAATATTTATTTTTATAATTCATATATATATATATTATATATATTATTTATAAAAATATTATAAATTTATTATTTAAAATTTATAATATTATATATTAATATATGAATAAAAATATTTTTATAAAAAAACATAATCCTGATGTATCAGATAAATTCATAGAAAAAAATAATGATCAATTAAATAATATAAATTATACAAATCAAGTCTGGAAAGGTATAACAGGTAATGAATTTAATAAAACAATAAAAAGTACAGAAGATTTTATTATTAATTTTGAAAAACCTGATATAAATAAAATTGTTTCTAGATATAATGATGAATATACAAATCGTGAAAAAGAAATTAAATTAATTAATGATAAAAATAAATTAATTCAACGAGCTGCATTACAATCTACTATGAAAATTGATATTAATATAGATCTAAATACTAATATTCAATCAGATGATAATATAGCTACACATGATACTTTAAAAAGAATACAGATTGCAGAAAATGATAAATTAAAATTAGAAAAGGAAAAGTATAATAATTTATTAGCTGATTTAGAAAATATTTAATATAAATTAAATATAAATTAAATATTTAGTTTTCAAGTTTAAAAATATGAATTAATTATTTAAAATATAATATATTTTAAATAATTAATGGTAAAATTAACAATTAAAAATTTAATAAACTGTTGTAATCAAGATAAAAATAGTAGATTTTTAATAAACTCAATAATTGAGAAAACTAAAAAAGATAGTGATTTTGAAAAATTTATAACTTTTATAATTAAATATAATATTTCAATTTTTGAAAAAAATGTTGACTGGTTTATAATTGATAAAGAACAAATAGAATTTAATGTTAATAAAATAATAGAAACTACTTTTAATGATCATATTATTAATATAACACAAATATCCAATAATAATCTATCTATTAATGAAATTAAAATTACTCTAGATAAATTAAATACAAATTTAAAAAAAAAATTAGGAGACTTATATGAAATTAAAAATTTATTAGAAATTTTAGATTTAGATATTAAATGTAATAAAAATAAAAAAATTATAAATAATGATATTTATATTGAAGAATTTTCAAATTAAATATTATAATAATTTTATTATTAACTAGTTAAACTCGTAATCAAATCATATGATAATATATTAGTTTCATCTGTTAAAAATTTAGGTGATAAATATGTTTTTGTTTGCTCCATAAAATTATTATAATCATTATCATAATTTACAAAATCATTATGTTCATTTTCTTGTCTATTTAAAATAATTTCATGTATAGATCTAAAAAAATTACCAAATTTTGAAAAATTATAACAATTTTGTTTATTTTCACTAAAATATTCTTCATTATTGTGACATTGAATATATTTTGCTAAAAAATATAATTTCTCAAATAAAATATTTGAAATTATTGGAATTTTATATGTTAAATTTTTCTCAATAGTTTCTGAATTAATAATATAATTAAATTGATATTTATATGTAATTAAATCTGTTAAATAATTTATTTCAATTATCTTATCAGGTTCAATATCTATTTTATATCCAAAATCAATAATAGATTTTTTTACATTTTGTCCTCTTTCATTTTTATAATTAATATATATTTTAATTAATTGTTTATCCAATTTATATTCATATATATATATATCATTATCATATAATCTACATATATATAATACTAAAAATGAAATATAAAATGTAAAAATTTCATTTGATATTGCATTTTTAGTATTTATTAGAATATCATTGTCATCTGAAGTAAATATATTATCTGGTCCTTTTAAAATTTGTATAATACGTCCTCCTTTAAAAATTATATCACAAACATTTTCAATATGATATTGTAAATTACCTAATAATATAAAACAATAAATATATTCAATCATATCTAGTATAACAAACCATTTAAACTCTAAATTTATAATACTTTTAAATCGCGTTATATTATTATTATCATAATTTCTACCAATATCACTTCTCAAGTTAAAATTATGAGATATAAAAGAATTAAAATCTTCTTCTGTAAAAATTTGTGTATCAGTAATCCAAAATTCATCTAATTTATTTTTTAAATTTTCTAATCTATCTGTTTTTATATCTTCCATTATATCTATAATTTTTGTATTAAAATCTATTTCACATGCACTTTCTTGTCTTTCAATTCCTAGTCTTTCTCTTTCATCCATTTCTGGTATTTCTCTTTCTCTTTCTCTTTCTCTTTCTATTTCTTGTGCTTCATTAGCTTGATCTTGTTGTGCTTCATTAGTTTGAACATGTACTGTTTCAACAACTTCATTAGATTGATCTTGTGCTTCATTAGTTTGATTTTCTCTTTCATCCATTTCTGGTATTTCTCTTTCTCTTTCTATTTCTTGTGCTTCATTAGTTTGAACATGTACTGTTTCAACAACTTCATTAGATTGATTAACTTTTTGATTATTAAGTTTTTTAGATTTTTTAGTTTTTTTGAGATTTTCAGGATTTTCAGTACAAAACAAGTAATCTTCATTTTGTTTTTTAATATTTTCAGTTTCTGTTTTTTTTATAATAATATATTCAATTACTTCTGGATCAATTACATATTTACACTTAGTAAAATCATACTCTAAATTTGTATCAATTTCAATATTTAATTTAATACTTGATTCGAATAATAAATCAATTAATTCTCTTCTATTAGTTATAGATGCATATATTAATAATGTTTTGCCACTTTCATCTCTAATATTAATATCAAATTTATTAATTTTATATAATAAAAATAATATATCTTTTATTACGTTAATATTATTAAAAGATATAAGATTTACTATATATTCTACATTTATTGGATTTTCGCATAATTTTCCTGTTGCTGGATTTTTTAATATTTTTGTAACATCATGTAGTGTTAAATGATAATTTAACAGAATATTAAATACACATAAATATTTATTATATATATCAATCGGTATATTTTCCATCATTATATATTTAAAATAATAATAATATAAAAAATGAGTATAATGATAATAAATTAAATAATAATCACTTGTTTTTTGTATTTTATAATTTTGTAAAACTTTTATTGAATTATTTTCTATTTTAGATTTTTTTGTTGTATTACATATATTTTTAATATCAGTATTTAATTTATTATAGAATTCCGAATAAATAGTAGTTTTTTTTGTATCATTTAATTGTAAAAAAAAATTAGTAATATGTAATAATATGTCACTGTTATAATTTAAATATTTTAAATCTTCATTTATAAAATCTAATTCATCTAAGAAATTAAAGTTTTTTTTACTTAATTTCTCAGATCCACCATATTTAATGTCTAAATATTTATTTTTATATTTTTCATATTTCATTTATATATATATATATATAATATTTTTTTTATTTAAATAAATAAAATTATTAATTATTAATGAATATAATAGGTATAGATTTAGGTACATCTAATTGTTGTATTAGTTATATAAATTCACAAGGTGATATAAAATTAATTTTTGATAAAAATTTTAATGAACTTACAATACCTTCTATTGTATCAATAGAAGATGAAGGGATATTGGTTGGTAATGAAATAGATAAATTACATATTAATTCAAATAAAAATATATTTCATAATTTTAAAAGATTAATAGGACATAATTTACAAGATATAGAAACAACTAATTTAAAAAAAATATTAAACTATGATATAATTGAAGAAAATGAACAAATTAAATGTATTGATACTAAAGGAAATAAATATAATTTAGAAGAAATTATCTTTTTTTTATTAAAAAAAATAAAATCAATTATTGATCAAGAAATGAAAAATTGGTCATGTATTGTTACTATTCCTGCATATTTTAATGAGATTCAAAGACAAATAACTTTAAATGCAATTAATCTTGCTCAACTACCATGTATAAAATTATTAAATGAACCTACGGCTGCATCATTTGCATATTTATATCATAATAATGTATTATATGAAGAAGAATTTGATAAAAAAATATTAATTATAGATTTTGGAGCTGGAACTTTAGATTTAACAATATTAGATATAAATAAATCTGAAGAATTAGTTTGTGAAGTTTTGGGAATATATGGAGATAATAATTTTGGTGGTATAGATATAACATCAATAATTTATAATTATCTATTTCAAAACTCATATTTAGATTTAGATATGAATTTAAAATTAAGAATAGCTGAAGAAATTAAAATTTTATTATCAGATAAAATAGATATTACATATACTAATAATCTATTAGATGATAAAATTATATATATATATGATATATTTTGTTTACAATTAAAAGAAATTGAACATAAAATAATAGATACAATAATAAATATTTTAGAAATTGCTAAATTAAAAAAAGAAGAAATTGATGATGTTATCCTAGTTGGAGGATCATTTAAAATTCCATATTTTAGAACATTAATATCAAACTATTTTAATAAAAATATAGAAAAGATATCATTAAAGGTTGATAATCAGAAATTTTTTTTATATGAAGATATTGCGGTTTCATTAGGGGCTGCAGTTTATGGATATTATAATAATATGAGTAAAGATGTCGTATTAATAGAAAGATTACCATTATCAATAGGTATTGAGACAATTGATAATCAAATAATTAAAATAATAGAAAGAAATACAATTATTCCAATTGTAAAAACAAAAATATTTACAACAGAAGATTATGAACAAAAAACAGTAACAATAAATATTTTTCAAGGAGAAAGTATATTTGTAGATAATTGTTCAAAAATAGGAACATTTATTTTACAAGATTTACCTCCAAATAAACCTGTTATAATTGTTTCTATTAAAATTGATAATAATGGAATTATACATGTATCGGCAAGAGATAAAAGAAATATTACAGAATCGTCTATTAAAATTGAATCTTATTCTAAATCATTAACAGAAAATGAAATTAATTTATTAATTGAAAAATATAATTCAAATAAAGAAAATGAAAAAGTATATAAAAACTTAATTAATGAATATTATGAATTAATAAATATAATAGATAAAATTTCATTTCAGATAAATTTTAATTTTGTATTAAATTTAGAAAAAGAAATTAAAGATATTATTCGATTAGATTTTTCAAAAATTTTAAATAAAATTAATAATAAATATATTATAGATAAATATAAAATAAATATAAATTTATTACATAAATGTGCAATAATAAATGATTTAGAATTTAGCATTAATAATAGTCAGGAAATTATAGATGAAGATTTAGAAAATTTTATAAATATGTTAAAGCAAATAAAAGACTATTTAATAGAAAATTATAATATATTTATAATTCAACAAAATGATAATATTATTAGTTCTAATGATATTAATAAATATGAAGAAATTATTGAAAAAGAAGATATTGAATGTTCTAATATATCTGAAAAAAATGAATTATTAGAATTACAAACATTTTTATTAGAAAATATAAATGAATTTAATTTAACAGACGAAGGTAATAAATTTTTAATAGATAAAATTAATATGATAGTTAAAGAAAATATAGAGTCTAATAATAAAATAAACAAGATAAATCAATTATGTGATTATGTAAAAGATAAATATACAAAATAATTAATTTTGTTAATAATATTTAAAAAAACTATAGTATAGATAAATAATGTCAAAAATTAATATGAAAGAATTATTATATAAAGTGTTTTTACAATCACCGACAAATTTATTTGATAAATTTATAATTGAATGTCAAAGTTTTTATGAAAAACCTGCACATACTCTTCAAGAAATAAAACAACGAGATAATAAAAAAATTAAAGGTGATATATTTGAAGAATTTTGTTTATTATATCTTAAAAATATTAAGAATTATGATAATGTATGGTTATTAAAAGATGTTCCAGATGATATTTTAAATCAACTTAAAATGGTTAGGAATGATATGGGAATTGATATTATTGTAGAACATAATAATTTATTTTATGCTGTTCAGTGTAAATATAAAAAACCAAATACTTTTCGAAAAAATATATTATCATGGAAACAATTATCAACATTTTATGCATTATGTTTAAGAACAGGTCCATTTGAAAAATATATTATAATGACAAATTGTGATTATACAAGACATCAAGGATCTAAAACATATAAAGATATATCAATTTGTTTAAAAACATTTCAAAACTGTACAAAAGATGAATGGTTAAAAATGTGTGATAAAGAAGGACAAATTATAAATAATGAAATAAATCCTGAAATTAATGCTGAAATTATAAATAATTGTTTAACAGATAGAGAAAAATTAAGAGAATTAAGAATTAAATATTATAATGGAGTACGGAATTATAAAAATTTATTATTATAAATAACTATAAAATTTATTATAAATAACTATAAAAATTATTATAAATTTGTAATTTTAATCTAAAATATATATATATATATATAATATATATATATATATATAAATGTCAAAGACAAATATTTTATTTTTATTTTTAGGAGGTTTACCAGAGCATGAACATTGGAATAATTTTTTAAATACAAGGGATGAATCATTATACATAATAGTTCATCCAAAAAATTTAAATAATTATAAAGAAACTATAGAAAAAAATGAAATTTATAAAAAAATGTTATTTAATAATAAACTATGTATAATTCCACCAGAATATCATATTAAAACAAAATGGGCAACTTCTTCTCTAGCATATGGTATGTTAATGATGATGCAATATATGTTAATTACATTCGGTCAAATATTTAAAAAATATGTATTTATAAGTATGAATGATTATCCTTTATATAATTATAAGGTACTATATAAAGAATTAACGTCAGATAATAAATCTTGGTTTTCTTATAGTTATAATGAGGAATATATGAGAAGTATATTTTTAAACTTGTATGATTATGAAGGTGGGATTTTTAAACAAGGTGATGTTGTTTTTGCGAGTCAATTTTGTGCAATCGATGAACGACATATTCAATATTATTTTGATATGGAATTAATATCTAAAAAGAATATTACTTATGAAAAATATCAAGAGGTAAATTGTGGTGGTAATTATATTGATAGAATTAAATCAAATTCTACTAACTCAATTTATCAATCATATTTAGATTCACAGAGAGGAATTTATCAAGACACAATTACTAAATCAGAATTAGAAGAAGTAATAAAAAATGGTATATGTATATGTATTGATGAAAGTATTTTTGCTGCTATATTAAAATTAAATATAGAAGAAAAAAATTTATTACAACATGTGCGGAGTTATAAAATTGATGATCTTTATAACAGATCTAAATATGAATTTATATCCTCAGTAGAAGATGAAAAGAATAACATATATTATTGTAACAATAATCGTAATGATAAAACAATATCTGATTATAATATATGGTATGGTTCAAATTTAGGATTTAATTTAAATAATGATAAATATGTAATAAAAATTTATAATAATAAAGAATCTAAAAATGATAATGATAAATATTTTATTGTTAAAAATAATAAAATATTATCTATATCTCAACAACAAATAACTAATCTTATTGATGGTAAATTAAAATATGAAGAATTAAATGGTGGATTAGATAATTATATGCATAATAATCAATTACATATTAGGAGTTCTGAACCAATTTCTGAAATATATTCTGATAAATATACTATTAGTTCAACTTATACTGATTGGAGTATAATTAGTTTTATTCCATATAATTTTTTAAGAGATTTTAATTCTAATTTATATCATCCAAATAATATATCTTATTTTGATACTGATGTAATAACAAAAATAAAAACACAAAAACCAATAGATTTAATTAATGAATTAATTAATAAACCTAAACCAATAAAAATACTAGGAGATAATGGAATTGGAGTAGGAATATTACCAACATATCATCCTATAGAATATGATAGATATTCATTATCTGAAGTAATTAATACATATAATATTTTTACATTTTTTGATATAACTAATTATAAAATATGGTATATAAAATATTATATTTATGCATATGATATATATTTTAAAATTATAACAGAAAATATAACACATTTAAATAAAAAAATTCATAATAATAAAATATATTATATTTTTAAAGAAGATATAATAGATGAAATTAAAAAAAAATTATATGGTTATAGAATTACATCTCATATTTTAAATAATGCATTACATTATGGTGCATTATTTATTCGTAAAATAATGAATAACACAAATATAGAAAAGTATTCAAAGCAATTATTTAATTTACAAGACCATGTACATAATTTAACGACTAGTAATATACGAAAAAATATACAATATAATATAGATTTTAATGAATTAAATAAAAAACATAAAATAAATTCTGATTTAAATACAAATATTTTATTTTTATTTTTAGGAGATTTACCAGAACATTCGCATTGGAATAAATTTTTATCTAATAGAGATGATACTTTATATATAGTAGTTCATCCAAAAAATTTAAATAATTATAAAGAAACTATAGAAAAAAATAAAATTTATAAAGATATGTTAGATAAAGATAGACTATTTATAATTCCAGAAGAATATCATATTAAAACTCAATGGGCTACTGCTCCAATAGCTTATGCTACATTATTTATGATACAATATATGTTAATTAAATTTGGTGAAATATTTAAAAAATTTGTATTAATTAGTCAAAATGATTTTCCTTTATATAATTACAATCAGATATATAATGAATTAATATCTAATAATAAATCTTGGTTTTATTATAGTAATGATTATGAAAGTATAAGAAATATGTATTTTAAATTACATAATTATGAAGGTGGTATTTTTAAACATAATGATGTTGTTTTTTCAAGTCAATGGTTTACAATTGATAGTCAACATATTAAATATTATTTTGATATGGAATTAATAAATAAAAATTCTGAGACTTATATAAAAGATAGAGATATAAAATGTGATGATAATAATGATTATATTGATAAAATTAAATCTAAATCAAAAAATCCTCAATATCAATCATATTTGGATTCACATAAAGGTAAATGGGACAAAGAATTTACTAAATTAGAATTACAAGAAATATTAGAAAATGGAATATGTATAAATAATGATGAATCTTTCTTTGCTGCTATATTAAAACATAATATACCAGAAAATAAATTATTAGATCATGTAAATAGTTATAAAATATCTGAACTTGAAAAAAATTCTAATTATGAATATATAACACCAATTCCAAATGAAAATAATAATATATATTATGGTAAAAATAGTAATAAACATACTAGTACTAGTTTAGAAAATAAAATATGGTATGGTGCTTCTCCACATTTTAATAAATCTAACTATAAATATTCACTAATTTTATTTGATAATAAAGAATCTAAAAATGATAATGATAAATATTTAATTATTAAAGATAATAAAATATTAACTATATCTGAAAAAAAAAGAAATGATATTTCAAATGAAATAATAAAATATACGGATTTGTATGGTGGAGATATATTTACACAAAGTAGAAATAGATTAAATATTATTGATGATCATAAAAATATATCTGAAGGATATCCTAATATATATACAATTAGTTCAACATATACTGATTGGAGTATTGTTAATTATAATCCATCTAATATGTTAAGAGATTTTAATTCTACATTATTTCATCCAAATAATATACCTTATTTTAAAACTAATATTATAAATAATATAAAAAGACTAAATCCAATAGATTTAATTACTGAATTATTTAAAAAACGTGAACCAAAAATAATAAAAAAAGGAATCATTACAATACTACCACATTATCATCCTGCAGAATATGATAGATATTCATTATCTGAAGTAATTAATACATATAATATTTTTACATTTTTTAATATAATAAATATTAATGAATGGTATATAAAATATTATATTGAAGCATATAAAATATATTTTAAAATTATCAATGATATTATTGTTGAAAATAAATATTATATAGATATTGTATATTATAAAGATAAAATATATTATATATTTAATCAAGATATACCAGATGAAATAAAAAATAGATTATATGGATATCCAATTACATCTCATATTTTAAATAATGCATTACAATATGGCGCATTATTTATCCGTAAAATAATGAATAATACAAATATAGAAAAATATTCAGATCAATTATTTGGTTTAACAAATTATGTACATAAAATAACAAATAAAAAAATACGTACAAATAAACCTGAAAATATTAATTTAGAAGAATCATATAAATTATATAAATTAAAAAATGAATTAATTATATATACAGTTAATTTAAATAATAATAAATCATATAAAATAATTAGTAACGATAATGATGACGATTATGAAAATGAATTTATTAATAAAGAGTTAGATAAATTATTTATACAAAATCGTTTATTAAATAATAAAATGATATTATTATTTAAACAATTAATAATTCAATTTAATTTACTTGATTATATAAAAATAGATATAACTGATAATATTATAAATTATATTATTACAAATAAAATTAATTTAGATAATATCTAAATATATATTTTATTTATTATAATAAATAAAATTATAAATTATATTATTACAAATAAAATTATAAATTTTATCATTCAAAATAACATTATTGAAATTAATTTATAAAGTAGTTTAAATCAATAATATATAATTTAAATTATTAAATTTTTATATTATTTTATATAAAATAATATAAAACTTATAAATTAAAAAATATAAATTATATATTATATAGTAAGTATAATGATTAGAATTATAATATATCTGATTTTAATATATATTATATTTTTGTTGATTAATAAAATAAAAAATAATATAAATGAATATTTTAATGAGAAAATAGAAGAAAAAGATTGGTTAGAAGAATTGTTTGATTATCGTCAAATAATAACAATTCCTAGTAGAATTAAACATGTTACTGAATTTTGTAAATCATTTAATATTAAAGTTACTATTTTTGATGCAATTTTAAAAGATAATATTAAATATAATAATATTTATAACCTAAAATTAGGTGAAATTGCATGTGCATTATCTCAAGAAGCTGTTTTGCAAAATTTTATTAATAGTAATAAAAATTTTTTTTTATTAATGGAAGATGATAATATACCATTAACAAATGCTTTTTATTTAGATATTGATTTAAAATTAAATGATATTAAAGAATATCTTAAAAATGCATTTAATTCATTACCAGCAAATTGGGATGTTTTATATTTAGGAAGATGTTGGGATAATTGTGCTAAACATATTCCAATAAATGAATATATAGTAAAAACACATAGAACATTATGTCATCATGCTATTGGATTTTCAAGAAAAGGAGCTAAAAAAGTTTTAGAAGCAATTAGTCATCCATTAAAAATTCCAATAGATCATATAGTAGCAAATTTAACATTATCTGGAAAAATAAATTCATATGCAACAATATTGCCTATTTTTTTTCAAAATCGTATTGAATTAAAATCAACATTAGATAATAATGATCATCTACCAATTTGTTTATAATTAATTATTATTAACTTATTTTATAGTTTAAATATTTAAAGTATAAAATTTATATAAAATATATGATACCAGATAAAAAAGATATATTGTTACCTAAATTATATGATTTTTATAATATAACAAATAATATTAACCAAATGTTACCAATTATTATGGGTGAATCAAAATTATCAATAAGAATATTAGATTGGTTTGTTACTAATTACTCTAAATATAAAAAAGTTAAATATAATTTAAATAATGTATCATTTAATGTTTGGATGGATTATAAAGGACAATTAAAAGGTTATAAAAAAAAACTATTTGATCCTTTCTGTAGAAAAAAAAGAATACCATTCTATTATTGCCAAGATAAATATATTATTACGACAATTGGTCAATTAAATTTTTTTAGATGGGCAATTACTAATAAAATAATAGATTATGTTGATAATCATTTTACAGAAATTTATAATGATATGGCAAAAAAAAATGTAGAATTAATTGATACAGATAATATAACAAATGATTCTGCATTATTTGACGAAGAATCTATTGATAATAATGTTTCTTATACTAAAGAATTAATTGAAGTTAATTTTGATTTTTAAATAATTAAATAAATTAGAATTTTATAATAAAAATACTCTGAATCTAAAATATATGTTATAAAATATTTTTATAACATATATATATATATATATATATGGAAAAATATAATAAATTTAAAAATAAATATTTAAATATTAAGATAGGGGGTACTGAAATTAAAAATGATGATGATGATGATAATGATAATGATAATCAAAGTTGTATTAGTTATAATAGAAGTGATAATGAAGATGATATTGAAGATACAGATGATATATCTAGATATATTATAGAAAAAATAAGATATATAAATTATATTTTTTATCTAATTGAATTAAAAGAATATTTTAATGATATGGAAACACCATTATATGTAATATTAATTAAAGATTTCTCTACAAAAAAAATTCTTTCTATCCGAGAATTTTATAATAAAATAATAAAGAATGAAGATAATTTTATTATGAGTTTTAGAGAATCTTTTTATACATTTTTAAAAGAACAACAATTATGTACTCAATTTAAATTATATACAATAACAACTAAATTTAATAATGAAGAAAATAATAAACCAATGTATATAATAATAGAACCAATTGAAATATCTTTTAATGAAGATAATAACTATACTCCACCATGGAAAATAATTAATGATATTATTTATGGTGAAAAAAATGATGAAATTCAAAATTCAACAGGTTCTAGAATTTATAAAATATTATTAAATAATAAATTTATAATATATGATAAAATACATATGAGTCAGTTAAAAGAAAATTTAAGAATTTTATTATTTAATCCATATACATTTGGACCAGAACTTGATATTTTTTCTGAATATTATAAAACATTATCTAATATCGGAAATTTTAGTAAAAATACAAAAACTAAAGATATTATTATTACAGATAATATTAGGGATAGATTTTGGAAACAATGTTTTATTCAATTTATTAATTTTTATCTTGAACAAAAAAATAATCCTCTCAATATAAGATATGATATAGATGGAATATTTTTATTAATTTCTGGAATTCAATTTCCATGGTTACATTTAAAATTTTGTAAAAATCATAAATTTTTATTATACTTGGTAAAATCAAGCGAGGAAACAGAAAAATCAATTAGAGAATGGTTATTTAATATAAATTTTAATTATGATAATGATGATGATGATAATGAGTTTATTGGTGGTGGGTTAGTATTAAATAGTTCAAAAACAATTAATAATTCTAAACTATTTAATACTAACATTTTAAATAGTTCAGAATTATTAATTGATTTTGAATTAGATAATGATCAACCTATAACAAAATCTTCTAAAATTATTAAAACTTATAATAATATTGTAGATGATGATGATTATGAATTAATGATATTAAATAAATTTAAAACTGATATAATAAAAATTATTGATTTTTTAACAGATAAACAAATAGAAAATATATTTAGATTAGCAAATAATCGTATAATAGATAAATTAAAAATTAAAAAAATTAATAATAATTTAACAGATAAAAAAATAGTTGATATTATTAATTTATGTCAAACTACATTTAAACCAAAATATTCATATGATTTAGATGATGAATTATTTAGCTTTTTATCAGAATTATCTATTTCAGATGAAAAACAAATAAAATTAAAAAATCAAATTAGATTTGGTATTATAAATAAAAAACATTTTAAAAGATTAGATATAATAGATTATAAAATTATAATAATTAAAATAAATGAATTATATAAAACTAATTTTTGTTAATGAATTAAAAATTTGAAAAATAATAATATTAATATAAAAATATATTAATCCTAAATATGCTTTTAATATTAATATTGATTAATTTATCACTTGCTTCTAGTTTATATTTAACTGTACAACAATTTAAAACAATTAATAATTTATTATTACATCCAAAATTAACATCTTATCAAAAAAATAAATTAGATTTAATAATATATAAATCATTTGAAAAATATGCAATTAAACAAGCAAATATTTATAAAAATAAACATTTTTATAAATGTAAAAATATTAATATAGATGATTTAATAATATGTAGTAAATTTGGTCTATATAAATCTATAAAAAAATATAATCCTAAATATCCCATTATGGATCATATGAATATATATATTAAATCAGAAATATTAGGATTGATAACAGATTATTATTCATCTAATATTGTTCCTAGAAATATTAGAATTAAAAATAAAAAAAATTTTACATTAAATGAATTAGAATTATATAATAAAAATATAGATATTTCTAAAATTAATTATACAAATAAAATAGTATTCAATAAAAATTATTATTCTAAAAATAATTTTATTTTAGATAAAATAAAAGATAATGAAGTATATGAAAATATTTGGAAACAAATAAATAATATGAATCCAACAATTAAAAGAATTGCAAGTTTAAAATATGATTATAATTTTAATATAATTAGAAGTAATCAAGATATTAGTATTTTAATGTGTTTATCTCAAGAAACTATTCGTAAGAAATTAAATTATTTTTGTGATAATTTCAAATATGTTGAAATGTAATAAATTATACTAAATAATATTCCTCCCCATAATGTATCTAATATAACTATATTCCAATCCCAGTTTTCTAAAACTCCTTTAGATGTTAATTCATAAACACCATAAATAGATAATCCTAGAAAAAAAGCATCATATATAGATACATTTATTTTATCAATTAAAAAATAATTTATTGCAAATGATAAAAATAAATAACATAAAATAGAAGCAATAATATTAATTTTTAAATCGGATTTTTGGATTAGTTTTATTTGATTTGCAAAACTTTTATATATCATAGAAATATATACAGAGTCAATAATAAATAATAATAATAATATTATAATAAAGTTTTTAATATTCATATAATATTAATTTATAAAATAATATAATATAAAATAATATTATTTTATATTATATGAAAAAAGAAATTTATTTAAAAGAAAAACTTAAATATCTTAAATTAAAAGGAGGTTTAATTGAAAAAGATGATATATTAACAAAAATTTTAAGTATAGGTTTTGAATTTGAAAGTGATGATTTATTTGGTTTATTAAAATCAAATTATCCTAGTAAAGTCAGAAATTTAAATGAAACTAATAGAATAATAAAATCAGAGATTGAAAGATATGAGAATCTTTATAATTTACCACAAGATAAATTAATTATTCAATATGACAATGCGCCAGCAAATTTTTTCAATATAAATGCAAAATTAAATATAGATACATGCCCTTATCAAGATGTGGGTGATATTAATACTGATCATAATGGAAATTATATTACAAGACCAAAAGACGTACATTCTAAATTATTTATTAACAATCACCATCAATATAATGCATATACAAAAGAAGCATTAGAAATATCAAATAACCCAGCTATAGATGACATAAGTTTTAACATAGATTTAATTAATAATATGACAGGTATAAGAAGTTGTGAATTTACATATACGATTAGACAAAAAGATTTAATAGAAGGGGGAAATTCTAGTCATATAAATAGAGATAATATCATTGTAGAAGGATTAAAAGAAGCAATTGATGCAATTTATAATATATTTGATTCTGATGATGTATCAAGAGGTATATTTTTAGGTAAAATAACAAATATTCATAAAGATTCTGATAGTAATGACAATCCGTGTGTATATACAACAGTTACCATTCCAGATAAAACTAATGTTGTAAATTTTCTAAGAGCAACAATATATGAATCTGAAGAACCGAGAGTAGATCAACCTATATATATTACAAAATATAATGATAATTTTAATATATTATTTATGAATGCAGGACTGTATGATATGTCAATATATACAGAAGACCAAGACTTTACTAATATAGAAACTATAAACAAGTTTAGTAAACAAATTATTGATAATGCTAGATTTAGAATTCAGGCAACTTTTTCTGTAGAATTAAATTTTTTATTTGATGTTATGGATTATTTAGCATCCACTGGTAGTGGAGACAAGGATTTTAAAGATGATTATTTTGAAATATTTCAGCAAATAATTACGTATCTAAAACGTGAAGATACAATAACTTACAACAATATTATTTCTTTTGGTACTTTCTATGGTACCAAATATATATTACCATTAATAATAATATTTATTTATTTATTTATAACATATGTAATATTTAATAATACTGAACAACCAAATAACTATTTAAAAAATCACAGAGTATTTATGATAAGAAATAGTTTTGATAATATATTTAGTTATATAAAAAATAAAAAAATAACTATTACTATTGAAACATGTGAATCATGTGGATTATGCGAATCATGTAAATTATATGAGAATTATTCTTATGAGAATTTTATTGAAAAAATATTAAATAATCAAAATTTTAAAACAAAATTAATTAGTTTTATGACTCAATTTAATAAAAGAAATAATAACGAATTATATGATCAAATTATTGCATCTATAATAAACACTGATTTATCTAATGAGTATTCTGAAGCAGAAAATGTTAGTTCACGTTATTATAATAATGATATTATACTAGTAGAATATAGGAGTTTTTGGGCAGATAAATTATTTTCAAAAAATTATTCATATGGACAAGATAATCTTAATTTTTCTCAGCTCCGTGAAAAAGTCAATAATAAAATTAGACAAGAGGATTGTGCCATTCAAGAGTACATATAAGAAAGTATATTAATTAAAGAGTAAAATTAATAATATATGTTATATAATATTACTAATTAATAAAGTTCATATTTTTTTTATAAATTCTATTTATAAAAAATTAAATAACTTATTTTATCTAATAACAGTATATTTATTTACAATTATTGCTGATCATATATAAAATCCATATTGATAACTATATTAAATATTTTATAAATACTGACATTTATGTAAGGATATATCTAATATATATACCTTATCGCCATTTTTTTTAATTATAAAAGAAAAATAATAGTATTAAATTATAATAATTAATTTAATTATTATAATTTTCAATAATTCCAATTTTTTAAAAATAATTCTAATAATAGCTATAGTAAAATTTTCATAATATTTTGAAAATTTTTCATATCTTATATTAATTGTTCTATTTTGTTTTAAAGTATTATTAGTATGTTCAATTACTGATTTTTTTTGTAATAATAATTTTTTATGTAATGTATATTTAAGTTTTTTTATTTTTTCAGGATCTTTTATATTTTTTTATTTTTTATCACATATTAAAATACCTAATTTTGTATCTTTTAATTGATTTCTTATTAAATTACTATAATAATTACTATCATAATTACTATCTACAATAAATTTATTATTATTTGTAGATAATGATGGATATTTATTAGAAATATTTTGAATGTGATTTAAAAAAAAAGATGCATAATGAATATTACTATTCTTCAATAATAATAAAATTATAATATTAATTTATAAAATAATATTATATTATATTATATTATATTATATTATTTTATATGATAAAAGAAATTTATTTAAAAGAAAAAATTAAATATATTAAATTAAAAGGAGGTTTGATTGAAAAAAATAATATATTAACAAAAATTTTAAGTATAGGTTTTGAATTTGAAAGTTATAATTTATTTGGTTTATTAAAATCAGATACTCCTAATCAAGTTAGAAATTTAAATGAAACTAATAGACAAATAATAGGCAGAATGTTAAATGATGAAACTAGTGTTTATAAATTTCCACAAGATAAATTAATTATTCAATATGACACTGCGCCACCAAATGAGTTAAATATAGGTGCAAGATTAAATTTAAATGATTGTCCTACTACATCTGATCAAGATGTAATTAGAATGGATGGTGATGATTATATTACAAGACCAAAAGATGTATATTCTAAATTATCTATTAATAATACTTATAAACATAAATATAATGAATATACTAAAAATAAGTTAAAAATTGAAGATGTTGAAGACCCAGAAGTAAAATTAAATATAAACTTAATTGATAATACGACAGGTGTACGATGTTGTGAATTTACATATACAATTAGACAAAAAGATTTAATAGAATCCGGGTCATCGAGTAGTATAAGGAGAAATAATATTATTTTAGAAGGATTAAAAGAAGCAATTGATGCAATTTATAATATTTTTGAGAATACTGATAATGATAGAGGTATATTCTTAGGAAAAATAACAAATATTCATAACAAATCTGATTCTAATGAAAATTTATGTGCATATAAAACAGTTACTATTCCAAATGAAAAAAATATAGATAAGATAATAGAAAATAGAGATAAGACACTAGATACACTAGATACACTAGATACACTGGATACACCAATATATGATCAACCTATATATATTACAAATTATAATGATCATTATAGTATATTATTTATGAACCCCATAATATATAATTATAATATTAATGAATATGATTTTAAAAAGCCAGAAGTTATAGACTATTTTGGAAAACAAATTATTGATAATGCTCTTTTTAGAATTCAAACAACTTTTTCTGTAGAATTTAAAGATTTATTTGATGTTATAAATTATTTAAATCAAAAACCTTATCAGCCATATAAAGATTTTATGATTGATTATTTTAATGTACTTCACGGAATAATAATTACACTACAACAAGAAATAAATGATGGAAATACAGAAAGTGAAACAATTTATACTAATATGCAAAATTTTAATAACTTCTATACTAATTCTTATATATTTCAATTGATAACAATATTTATTTATTTATTTATAACATATGTACAATTTAATAATAATAAAAGACCAGGTAACTATTTAAAAAATTATAGACAATTTCTAATAAGAAATAATTTTCAAGATATATTTATTCATATACAAAATAAAAAATTAGCTAGTAAAAAATTAGCTAGTGAAGAATTAGTTTGTGAAGAATTAGTTAGTGAAGAATTAGTTAGTGAAGAATTAAATGATACATATTCTTATAATAATTTTATTGAATTAATATTAAATCAAGAAAATTTTAAAAGAATATTATTTAATATAATAAATATACAAGAAATAACACAAAAAGAACTATATGATGAAATAATACAATCTATAATAAACATTAAAGTAGTTAATAATTATACTCAAGCAGAATCTGTTAGTTCAATATATTATAATAATGATATTATACTAGTAGAATATAGAAATTTTCATAGAAATAAATTATTTTCAAAAAATGATTTATATGGAGATGATAATCTTAATTTTTTTGAACTCCGTAAAAAAGTAAATGCTAAAGTTGAAGAATACAACACAACCCAGACCCGATTATAACAGTCTTAATACATTTAATTTTAAGTAGCACAAAACCAATTTTTTATTTTAAACTAATAATAAATTAGGATAATTATTATATTTTTATATTACTATTTTCTGGATATATCTAATATAACCAGTTTTAATTAGCGTTCAATATAACCTTATCTATTATTTTAAAAATAAAATAATAAATTTTCATAAATTATTATTTTAATTATTATTTTAAATTAATTATTATTTAGAATTAATTATTATATATTAAAATATATATCTAATATGTATACCTTATTGCCATTTTTTTTAATTATAAAAGAAAAATAATAGTATTTAATTATAATAATTAATTTAATTATTATAATTTTCAATAATTCCGATTTTTTTAAAGATAATTCTAATAATAGCTAAAGTAGTAAAATTCTCATAATGTTTTGAGAATTTTTCATATCTTATATTAATTGTTCTATTTTGTTTTAAAGTATTATTTGTATGTACAATTACTGATCTTTTTTGTAATAATAATTTTTCATGTAATGTAGGTTTAAGTTTTTTTACTTTTTCAGGATCTTTTGTGTTTCTTTTATTTTTATCACATATTAAAATACCTAATTTTTTTATCTTTTAATTGATTTCTTATTGGATCACTATCATAACCCTAAAGGGTTAAATGTCCACTATCTGCAATAAATTTATTATTATTTGTACATAATGATGGATATCTATTAAAAATATTTTGAATGTGATTTGAAAAAATAGATGCATCATGAATATTACTATTAGAAATAATATAATCAATAGGAATTTTAAAATTGTCTTCAATAATAGAAATTTTACAACTTTTATGTTTCTTTAATTGTACATTATGCATTACTTTATCAATACCTAATTTATTTGCAATTAATGTTGAATCAACAAAAAATTCATTCATATTATTATTCATGGTTGTTATATATTTTGTAATATAATTATTATAAAATTCTTCAAAAATTTTAAATCTTATTATTTTTTTATGAAAATAATAAAGATTACTACCTGTAATTTGTAATGTTTCTTTGGTTATATTTTTATATGAAATACCTGTTTTTAATTTATATAATGGAGCACGGGAATTAAGAAAATAGATTACTAATAGATTAAAAATAAATAATATTAGTAATTAATAAAGTTCATATTTTTTGTATTTTTTTATTATTTTATTTATAAATTCTATTTATAA